GAAACAGTCGCGTAGATGGTATTGTTTGTAGATAGGTGTGAACCGATAGCAAAGTTGGTCAAGTCTGGATTGAGTTGACCAAACAGTGCAGCGTTTGGTGTGGAGCCAGTGTAATAAAACCAAAAATCAATGGTGAAGTCTCGGTCACCGAAAGCAAAATCAGGGCTGTCTGAGAAATATGTGTACTGAGCCGGGCTTCCGGCGAAAGCGGCAGACCTCCCGCCAAACTTGCTCTGCGCGGTTGATATCGTTGCCGGGCCGTAGCCTTTGCCGTGCCGCTTCTGCGACTTGTCGGTGAAGTCGCCGTCGAAATTCAGCAGCAGCACGGTCTTGTCTATCGGCGTGTTATATGGCTGCGTCGGTGGCGTGAAATTCTCTGTCCACACCGCCATGCCTATGACGAGCCGCGCCTCGTCGATGTAGCCCCTGAATATCTGATCGGAAAACATGGCCCCGATAGTCAACGGGCCGGTCAGGTCTTGGAATGACGTGCCGTCAGGCAGAAGGTAACCAGACTGCAAAACGCCGTTGATATAAATCTGAACAGGGCGACCGTTGCGGACAACCGCTACATGCGTCCATGTATATAGCGGGATAATGGCAGCCGCTGTTGCGGTCATGTAGATTTGTGCGCTGCCAGCGAAGGCATCGGAAACGACTGCGCCGTTGGTGCCTATGTACGCAAACAAGTGGCGGTCGCTGTACGCACCGGCACTCGTCATCTGCGACATGATGCAGTAATTGTTTACTGCCGGGTAATCGCTGAGATAGACCCAGGCATCCATCGTGAAATCCTGGGTGCCGATTACCCAATCTTGACTGTCTGGGTAGTTGATGTAGCCGCCGGAAAATCCTGCGGCATCTTCATCGGTACTGAATTTACCGTATCCCGGCACGATCCCCACGCTGCCGGTGGGTGTCGCCGCGCCACGATGATATTGCGAGCTGTCGTCGAAGCTGCTGTTGAAATGCATCAGCAGCCGCGTAGTCAGGTCCGGGTCTGGCGTGTACGCCACTGACGGTCGCTGGAAATTCTCGGTCCATCTGGCGATGCCGTTGCTGACACGAAACTCGTCGATGTAGCCGTAGTACCAGAAATACCCATCGGACCTGGGCCACAAGCCAAGGCACGGGCCGTAGGTTGCGTTTGACCAGACACCGTTGCCGCCGATTGGTGTCGTTGATTGCAGAACACCTTGATGAAACATCAGCAAGTTGTTGTCCTTGCGGACTATTGCACGGTGAACCCACACGTTGATTTCAATCGGACCCATGTAGATGGCAGATGCAAGGTTCCAGTTAGCCCCATCGTTTGACGCATAGAACCACATGTTTTGATTGACGCCGTCGTACCAGATCAGCATGGGCGCGTAGATTAGGTTTGTCGTATCCCACGTCCATGTCGGACGCGCCGTTGCGGTTTCCAGTTTGTGTTCCCACCAATCGATGGTGAAGTCGTTGGCGTACAGGTTGAACGAGTTTTCCACGTTCACCGCTGAATGCATGTACGCGCCGCCATCGAAATACATGACGGGGTTCAACAACCCGCTGCCGGGGTTGCCAATCAGGTGCGCGCTGCCATTGTTAGCAGCGTAGCCGTTCTGCTTTGGCGAGCTGTCAAGTATGAGGGTCGCGCCCACTGGGCCATCCATGTGATAGAGCAAGGTTGTGAACGCATCGTTGGCGTATGCCTTGTCGCCGTGCGCTTGAAAGCCCAGGCCAAAACGGCTCATGCGATGAGGCTCCCGCTGAGCAGCCAGATGTCGGTGCCGATTTTCACCAGCGTGGCGCACGATCCACCCTTGGGTAGCTTGCGCTTGTTGTCTTCACAATAAAACGTGACGCCAGTGTCAGGCACCAGTGTCGCTGAGTTGTTCATCGTCACGCCAAGGTCGATCTGCGCGCCAATAGGAAACGCCACGGCAGAGTTAGGCGGCATGGTCGCGGTCATGGCGAGCTGGCTGGTATTGTTCAGCAGCACCAGCCTGCCGGTGTCGGACAGCACGAACGTATAGGCGGTGCTGTTCACATAGTTGATCGATCGCACGCCGGCGTCGACGTACTGCTTGGTGGCAACATGCATTGGGTTTACTGGATCGTGAGCAATCGTGATTAAGCCGCTGCTACGATCAATGACAACAGGGTCTTCAATCCAGTTACCGGCATTGTCATGCCGCGATAACACAAAGTCGCTGCCAACATTTAACGCGCCTTCAGTGCCGTTATTACCAAGTACAAGCGCCCAGCGCCTGAGACTGTTGGTCATCCCGTTGATGTAATTGGTTGAGCCGCTAGCAGGCTTGTTCAAGTTAATGCCTGGATTGGCCTTGGCGATTACCAGATCGCCAGTCATCGTGTCGCCGGCCTTGGCGACCTTCTCGGCATCCAGCTCAGCGATGGCGGCCTGCACAGTGTTTGCTGCGATGTTGCCGCTCGGTGTGTAGGCCTTGGCCGCCGTGTCACCAGCGTCAACGTAATCCTTTCGCGTGGCATTGGCCGCAGCCGGCGTTGTTGGCAGCGACAGGTGGCCTGTCATTGTGTCACCGGCCTTCGCCACCTTCTCGGTATCCAGCTCGGCAATGGCGGCCTGCACGGTGTTCGCCGCGATGTTGCCGCTCGGCGTGTAGGCCTTGGCCGCCGTGTCGCCAGTATCGACGTAGTCCTTGCGTACCGCGTTAGCCGCAGCCGGGGATGTCGGCAGCGACAAGTGTCCTGTCATTGTGTCGCCGGCCTTGGCAACCTTCTCGTTGTCCAGTTCGACAACGGCGGCCTGCACGTTGGTAGCAGCCACGTTGCCGGCTGGTGCAAACGTCACAGTGGCTGCTGAGCCACCGCCACCGGAAGCCGGCACCCACGCCTGACCATTCCATGTGTACTGCAAGTAGGTTTGACCATTCGTCGGTGAGGACGGAAAATCCATCATTTCCAAACCCTCACTCTGACGGTGCCGTTGGCAAGATCGACCACTCCAGCGGTTTTGTTTTGAAACTGAAACTTGACGGTGTTAACCGCGCTGACCCACGCTAACAGCGTCACGCCAACCAGATCGACGGAGAAGCTGACAACGCAGAAATCGCCAACGGCTGCGCCGGTCACTGTTATCGTACCAATGGTGTCAACAGCACCAGCCGCCAGCGAAGCCGGATTATTGGTAGTGGTGTTTTCCAGATATTGAGCCTTCACCCACGCCGTGGTGGCGATGTTAATACTGCTGTCTGTCGTCGCGGGCGTGACGGCTGTCGGTGTCCCAGTGAGGGCCGGTGAAGCAAGGTTGGCCTTCAGGTTCAGCGCCGTCTGTTGCGCCGTGCTGACAGGCTTGGCGGTGTCGGCGGTGTTATCGACGCTGCCTAGGCCAACATGCGTCTTAGTAATGCCGGTAGGCGTGCCGGTGAAGGCAGGCGAGGCTAGCGGTGCCTTGGCCGCCAAGTCAGATACGAGGTTTGTTATTTCGCTCTCGGCATGCCCATGCGCTGACGGCGGAAACGTCGATGGCTTGTTGGTGATGCCGTTCCAATCAGTAGTGCCGGGAGCGCCCGTAGCGCCAGGAGCGCCATCCGCTCCAGCGGGGCCAGTAGGGCCGCTGACGCCAACCCATTGCGATGACGTGCCATCGTTGTAGTAGATGTAGAAAACGCCGGTATCGCTCTCCCACCACAGCCTGCCGTTTGTCGGATTTGCCGGCGGCGTGTCGCTAAGGGTGATTGTGTCGCCAGTGTCACCCTTGTCGCCCTTAGGGCCGGTCGCCCCTGGTGCGCCCTCTGGGCCTGTAGCTCCCGGCGCTCCCGGCGCTCCAGGCGCTCCCGGCTCTCCTTCCGGCCCCGGCACCGTGCTGGCCGCACCCGGTACGCCCTGGTCGCCTTTCGGGCCAACAGGCCCCATCGGCCCCATCGGCCCCTGCTTGCCTTCAGGCCCCTGCAAGGCGACGTTGAACGTGCCAAAGGGAGGTATCTCGCCTGGGCCTGTGACGTATGCCATCAGAAGCCCCAGTTGCTGCCAAACCCTGGTGGGCGAACTGTCGGGCCAACAATAAGAATGGGTGCAGGGCTGTCGCGGCCCATTGCGTTGGCGATGGCGTCACCGAATGTGGACATATCCTCGGCGTAGGGCGCGCCCTTGAGCGCCTTCCAATTCCAAATCATAGAGAGCTTCAGTACCCGCTCATCGAGCGTGAACGTGTCGGCGTCACTCATGAACGTGTCGCCGCGCCCGCCGCTGGCGAGGTCGATGCAGTTCTTGTCGAGGTACATGAAGCGTGCGGCAACGCCCACAGCCATCGCCGGGAAGATATGCATCTTGCCGCCGAGCAGCGTCCACTCGCCCCACGCGCCGGTCGCTGAGTTGATGCGGCGGCGCAGCCACTCGTCGGTGTCGGCAATGAAGCGCATCGGCTGCGATGGCGAAGTAGACAGCCACATGCTGGTCGTCAGCAGCATGCGCTTGTAGTTGGCCGGCAGGGTGAACGCCGTGGTGCCGGTCCAGCTCGCTGTCGGATCGGGCTGTGGCGGCACCCAGGTCGCGTCACCGTCGAGCTGCGCCATCACGCGCAGCTTCGTCCAATCCCTGTGGTCGTAGGCAATACGCTGGGCCTGCTCATTGGCCAGCGACAGCATCTCCTGCATCGACCGATTAGTGGCGATGTTTGAGAACACTGAGGCCGGGTACTGAACGCCGACAGCGAGACAAACATCTTGCACTACGGTCAACAGGCTCATTAGGCCGCCCTTTTCTGTGCCTCGACTGCCATCCGCACCAAGGTCTTGCGCGTCATCGAGCCGTGCGGTGCATGGCCCGTTGCCGTGGTGATGAACTCACGAAGCTGGTCGAGGTCCATGTTGTCGAACTGACGCTCGGCCTCTGTCGCCGGCTGGTTGTCGGCAATGCTCTTGAGCGCCTTGCTGTCCTCTTCCAGCACGGCGTTGCGCGCCTTGAGCGCATCCAGCTCGGCTTGGAGCTGGGTGCTGGGCGCGAGCGTGGTGCTTTGCTGCATGAACTCCTGCGCCTTGTTCTTCAGGTCGCGGCCAAACTGGCCCAGGTTCTTCAGCTCCTGGCCGTCGATGCTGGCGAGCGCCTCGACCGTGTAGATGTTGAGCGCCCGCAGCTCGGCCCGCTTGCCCTCGGTGAGGAACGGGACGTACTGCAACGGCGTGCCAGACTTGGTCTGGTGCGCCTGCGACTTAAACTGGTGATATTGCCGATTGAACCGCTCGGCGTAGGTCTTGGCCACTTGCTCGCCTGTCTCAGGATCGGTGTCCCAGTGCGACACGGCGGTGGCGGGGAACGTAGACATCGAGCGCGAGCCGGCGAAGCGGATGTCGCACACCTCCATGTCGTCGAAGATGAGCCGGCCACTCTTGGCGGTGGCGGCGTCGTTCTTGATGGCGTGGTTGCGGAAGGTAGCGACGATTGCGTTGTCAGCATTACGCGGAGAAAGCGCCATTGTTTACTCCTGTTGCCTCACAAAATTCAGAGCCGCCGCCCCACCGCGTCTTGGGGGACTTCCACTAGGGATTAAGGCCTGGGCGGCGGCTCCTCTACTCGGCAGTCGCGTCACGCTGCCGAATTACGATCCTGGCACGCTGTCGTACATGCGCCAGTTGAACATCGGGTTGACCATTGTTAACTCGCCCATCCAGCCAATAAATTGCGCGATGCAATCCTTGTCGATGGGCATCTGGCCGTCACCGTCGAAAATCTTGTCGAAGTTTCTATCCGGGTGATAGCGCAGTCGCAGGCTCGACGTGTCGATGCCAAACGTGGTGTTTGCCGGCATGTTGCTGCCGATTCCACCGTCGAGAACAATCTCGGCACGCTTGCCCCCTCCAATGTATTCGAGAGAGCTGAAGCCCAGCTTGCCCATCGATGTCTCGTTCTGCTGACGCTGGATCACCACGGTGGCCGCGTCGTAGGCCGCGTAGTGTTCCGGCGACATGATCAACAGGTCGGCGTGGTCCTTACCTCGCGACTGTTTGTTCATGATGAAGTTTAGCATCGGGCGGATCGTGTCTTTGTTGACTTGCGTGCTGCCCGCCAAGAAAGAATGCGCGTCGTAGGTCTTGGTCTGCCAGATCACCGCAGAGCTGCGGTCGATGCCGCCGTACACGCCGCTGTTGACGATGATCGGGATCGCGGTGGCGAGGCCAGTGAGTGCCTTGCCGTTGTTGGCGGTGCCGTCGCCATACAGCGCGGCGTCCATCGTATCCTCAAGTGCGCGCTCGGCAGCTCCAATGTAGCTGTCGTACACGTCCATGAGCTGATTTTCGCCCTGGTTGTTCAAAATCTCCTGCATGCTCAAAATCACAGGAATGACAACCATGCGAGGATCGAAGTAAGCGTCGTTGAACAGGTCGATGGCGGGGTTCAGCAACTGATCGTAGCCGCTGTACCACTGCGCGACTTGTTTACCGATTTGCAGCGTCTGACGAATGCGCGGGCCGGAATAAGTTTGCCACGCACCCTTGCGACGAAGCACAGCTAGCAGCGCGTTGTTGTTGCTGACGAGGTCTTGATAGCTCGATGATCTCTCTTCCAGCGCCATCGAGAGAATTTGCTGGTACGTCCCAGTGTTATTACCGCTGACGATATTGGCCATTGGCCCCTCCGGTTAAAATCTACAGACCGCCATTCACACGCCGGATGGCGTTGTTGATGGCATCGCGACGTTCGACAGGCTTTCCATCTTTCTTGCGCGTCGTCCCGTTTGAGGGGCCGCTCTCGGGCGCGCCTGAGATGGACTTGTCACTCGTCCGGGTCTGAGCCGGTGGGTTGCGGGTCTGAGCCGCATGGGCCGGGTATAGCTTGTCCGCTCGCTGGTAGGCTTCCTCAAGCGAGAAGCCCAAATTGATTTCGCGGTGGATAGCTACCCCTAGTTCATCAAACCTCGGATGAGCATCAGCGAACTGATCGACCTCAGACCGGGTGTAGCTGAACTGTTGCTGAGTATGCATCTGCTGTAGGGCCTGTTTCAAGCCCACAACCTCTTCATGCAGCGCCCCAATCTGGTGATTGGCGGCTTGCTGCATGTTGCCGTGCTGTATCTGCTTGAGCTGCTCGGGCGACTGCGACAGGACGTGGTAGGCCACGTCGCGCAGCGTGATCTTCTGCCCGTCGCTAGTACGAAGGTTTAGATTATTGACTATTTGGTCTAGGCCGCCGACAGGGTCGCCGCGCAGCTTCTGCTCCATCGAGGTGTAGTTCGACAGCGCCCGCTGGAGCGTGGTGCCGTGCTGTTGCGCCAATTGGTGGAAGGGCCGGATGGTTTCCATCTCCTCGTAATCGGCCCGATAGGCCTTGTGCATCCCCTCCGTTTCCTGCGCCATCCGGTGAAACTCGCCACGCACCCGCTCTGGCGTGGCGGCCCACTCGCCCTTAGCGTGTTCCGCCATGCGGGGTGGAGGGTCGCGGTATGGAGCTGTTTCTGGCAGTCGCGCGGCTTCCGCCTGACGAGCTGTTTGTTGGCCTTGTGGCTGTGTTCCTGGCTGCGATGGCTGTCCTTGTGGCTGCCCTTGAGTTTCGGCGGCCCTGACGAAGCGCCCATTCTCTCGGGGCTGCTCGCCCTTGGGCGGCGCTCGCTTGAGGTCGAGCGCCTCCTTCTTCGTCTCTTCCGGCGGCTGGTTGTGGCCCAGACCGGGCTTCTCGCGCTCGGCAGGCTCCTTCGCCTTCTTGGCCTCCCTTTCCTCCTTGGCCTTCTGCGGATTGCTGGCCCGGTCGAAGGCACGCTTGATGTCGTCGCGGCGGTCGCCGGTCACCTTCTCGGGTGCCTGACTGCCAATCGGCGTTGGCGTCTGTGTCGGGTTGGTGTTTACGACCGCCTCGGATGGCGCAGGCGAGGGCGCTGCCGGTGCCGGTGTGGCATCGGGCGCAACAGTCACGTCAGACATGGCAGGCTCCTATCGTCTACCCGCTCGATCCCCGGCGCGGTAGCGTTCGACAGCCCTCCGTAGCGCGTGACGGCGCTCTGTTTTCACTTTCGCGTTATCTGTGGATCGTGTCTTAGGCTTCAGCTTCTCGGTGCCCAGCTCGATCAGGCCGTGCGCCCTGCCCTCGGCGCGGAAACGCGCCTTCGACGTGTAGAATCGCCCATCCACTTGCTCGACCGGCGGCATCTCATCGCTGATGACGTGCGGGCACGGCAGCGAGCTGCGCGCTGGCGGCGTCTGCTCGCGCTCAAAACGAAATCGCCCAGGCTCAATCTCAACCAGACGCATCTGTCCCCCAGTTACAGGACGCGGCGCTGGCGAAACCCGTGCTAGGGCAACGCCGCGTCCTGGCCGTCTACTACCGTTTGCCCTTGCCTTTGGCCTTTGCCTTCACGCCCTTGCCTTTGCGCTTGACCGCCTTGGGAGGCGCTTTGCGCGTTGCCGGCTCGGCGTGAAAGGTGAAGTCCTTTTGGTTAGACATCTTGTCTCCGTTCTTGACGCTGACCTTCACCGTGTCAGCTCCCTGCCACACCTCCATGTTGATGCCGGTCGAGAGTGACCCGTCATCTTCCAAGTCGGTTGGCTCCTCTTGGCCAGCGAACACAATGACGCTGTCCTCGGTGAAGCCCGTGCCATGAACGAAGATGTCGAAACTCTCTTCGCCAATGGTGCATTCGTCAGGGTCCAGCTCGGTGATTGTCGGCATCGTTCCTTCACCGCCGACAATCGGCTTGCCCTCGGCATCCATGTTGCTGCCGAGCGTGGAGCCGGGAGGCTCGTTGATGCTGGCCGGCACACCCTGGCCCTGCACAGGCGCGGCCTTTGGCACCGCAGTGCCTGCCGTCCCCATGTCCATGCCAAGGCTTTTGGGATCGACATAGCCGCCGCGCTCGCCACCCTTGGGCGAGCTGGGGATATTCGGATTGACGTTGTCGCGAGTGATCTGGCCATGCGCCGTCTCGGGCGGCAGCCGGTCCTCGGGCTTGGTGCGTTCGATGTAATCGAACGGCCTCTCGTCACCGAGCAGCTTGTGTACGTCATCGCCCTTGCCTGGGCCTGGGCCTGGGCGAGCTGCCGGGTCTGGTATCTCCTGCTTCTGCGTCATGTGAACGTCCATGTTTGAGCGGCAGTGGTCACCACGCCGCCGGTTACGACCGTAACTGGCCACGGGCCTGCGGAGGTTTTCTTCGTCACCGTAGGCGCGGTCAGCGAGGTCGCGGAGTTGAACGTCGTTGTCTGAGGAACGCCGTTCACCCAGATAACACTCTGCCGGGTGAAGTTTGTTCCGGTCGCGCCAAGCGTTGTGGTGCCGACACCTGACGTGGAGCTGCCCGGTGTGATGCTCGACAGCGCCGGGTTGGTGGCTGGCGACAGCGACGAGGCGTGCGAGGCGTTGGGGCCGGCCTCGCGTGTGGCTTGTGTCGCCGCCGGCCCGGTGCCGACATAGACAGTCGGACACTCGGCCCTTGATCCTGGCGCTGTGGTGATGGCCTCGGTGCCGGCACCCTCATGCGCCACGCTGGTCGAGGCCGGCACTGCGCCCAGTAAACTGATCGGCGGTGGGCTGCCGGTGCCGGTGCCTGGATAGGTGCCCTCGGTGCCGCCGGCAGTGGCGGCTGAACCGCTGGCGAGCGCCGCAGTGTTTGCGGCGAACGTGGTGAGAGCGCCACCAGCGCCGTCATCGAAGTATGGCGGCGGGTATGTCGGCGTTGTCGTTCCCCAGTTCTTGGTGTCGTTGTAGGTGTTCTTGGTGTAGTTCGGTGGGTTCGGCCCGGTTGCGCCGACAAACGAGAAGTTGGTTGGCGGTGTCGGGTTTGGCGGCGTCACTGTCACTGCGGATTGGGCCATGCGTCAGCTCCTGTTGTCACCAGCGATTGGGGACGGTTACGGGAATACCATATTGCAGCGGTCCTGGCTGCGGCGGTTTATTCGGCGGCTCGTTGATCGATTCCATGCTCAGCCTCCTTGCTGCTTCTTCCAGTGACGCATGATGCCCTCCAGCCACTTATCGTCCATGTATTGCGCTGTCGGGACATCGGATGTCGGCTTCTCAAAATGTTTGTACGGCTGGATGGCAACCTTCTTGCCGGCGGCCATGTTGCGTGCGTTGCGCTCGGCCAAGGCCGCAGCGATGTCCGGTGCCGCCACGTCGAACGGCGTCAGGTGCGCCCACTGTCCCTGATGCTCGCCGGCAATGGCACTGTCGTATGTCGGATGACTGCTCTTCAGCAGGCCCTGCCCCGGCGTGTAGCGCGAGATGCTCATGCCCATCGTATTGCGCGGCACGTCGAGCAGCCCCTCGTCCGACATGGCGTGGCGGATCGCGCCAATATTCGGGAAGCCCTTGTCCTGCCACTCCTTCAGCGCCATGCGGTCAGCCATCAGCGTCTTGGCCCCCATCGGCGTGTCGCGGCTGGTGATGTAATCGCGAAACTTCTTGCTGCCGGTGTTCACCCAATCGGGGATGCTCTCGCGCATCATGTCGTTGAACGCGCCACGGTTCTTTGAGCTGATGGGCGCTTGCTGCACTAGCTGCGCCGCCGGATCGGCAATGTGGTGCGAGGCGTCGATGCCGGTGCCGGCCATCGTGAACGGCATGGTGTAGACCGGCTTGCCCGTCTCGGCCAACGCCAGCGCCCGGTTGTCGAGCGCCCTGGCAGCGCCGCGCTGCGAGGCCCACGCCATGCCTGGGTTGGCCTCGGGGAAGCCAATGCCGCCGTGCGCCGTCACGGGATAATCCAGCTTGCTCGCGCCCTGGCCCAGGTCGATAGCCTGCACCTCGCGATTGGTAGCCGACAGGTCCGAGCCGTGCGGCAGCAACCAGCCGCCGAGCATCTTCTGCGGATCGACAAACTTGGGAGCCGGCACGCGCAGCGTGCTGGTGACATGCTCCATCTCGTCGAGCGGCTTCACCAGCTTGGTGTTTGAGACAGATGACCACAGGCGCGGGTCAAACTTGCCGGCCTCGGCCTCGGTGGCCGATATGCCAAACAAGCCGGCGGCGGTCGCAGCGCGCAGCGCCTTGGGTGCCAGCGCAATGGCGCGGCCACCGAGCCAGTTACCCGGTGCCGCCACCGCCAGCCCGTACTCCCACGGCTCCTTGGGCATCAGGGCTTCGCCAATCGCCGGGAGGTTGCTGTTGGTGTCGGATGGCCGGTTGCGGTATGGCGCTCGCAGCCGCATCGCCGCGATGTCGTTGGCGCTCGGGCCTTCGCCCGGTAGCGGTCCTGCCTCGGGCCAGTTGGCTTCCGGCACCTGAGAGCTGACAACCTGGGCCGGGTCTACGGAGTAAGGCTCGGCCAAGCCTCCCATCACCCAATCCTCGTTCATTGGCGCGCCTCGTAGGTATCGGTCGCCGCGACTTCCCCAGGCGGCCAGTTGGCGACGGCGGCACCCGTGCCGACACTGCCGACAGCGAGGCCGCTCAACAGGTCGCGACTGTCGATGTTGGCCGGATCGAACCGTGCGAAGCGTGACCGCAAGTCAGCCGGGTTGAACACAAGGTAGCTGGTCACGTCCTTGACGCCTGGAGCGCCGGCTTCCATCGGCGCGGTATTGATGTACTTGATGCCGGCGTAGCCCTTGTTCTGCCAACTGTCGCGGGCCAGATCGACAACCTTCTGCTTGAGGTCGTCGCCCTG